ACTGTATCAATTTCAGGTACATCTGTTGCTAACATGGTAACAGCGATTACTAATGCGGCAATTACAGGTGTAAGTGCTAAGAGCGTAGATGGAAAACTTTATATCTACAGTGACGGAAGCTCAACAACTGACGGTTCAACAGACGACGATGGCGCCATTTCTATCGCGGCTGGACAAACTGGTACATTGTTAGCAGACTTAGGTATCACAGCAGGAACTTACTTTGCTCCTGCGTTAGAAATTGCTCCACATACGGCTGTTCCAGCGTTCAAGACTGCAGATACAAAAACAAGACCTTCAGGTTCTGTTTGGTTTAAAACTACAGATGCTAACTTGGGTGCTAATTACAAAGTTAAAGTATACAACACAACTACTAAACTATGGGTAGATCAGTCTGCTCCAGTTTACAAAACAAACGAAGCGGCTTTATTTAATTTAGATAAAGCAGGTGGTGGAATTAATCTTGCGGTAGGTGCTACATATATTCAAGCACATACAACAATAGCAGAAAATGAAGAATTTGATTTTACAATTTTTGCTAGAAATGCTTCAGGATCAACTACTATTACTTCAAACGCAATTACGGCAAGTACTTTTGCGGCAGGAACTTTTAATTTTACATTAGGTGAAAGTAAAGTAAACCAAGCGGCTTTAGACGCAGGCGTAGCTTTAGCATTTACGGCAACTGGTGCTACATCAGATGCTGACTTATTTGCTGACGCAATTAACGCACATGGCTTTACAAATATACAAGCAAGTGTAGACGCAAGTAATAGACTTGTTATTTCACACAATGATGGTGGTGAAATGCGTATTAAAGATACAGACAATGCTTTCCAAAACGCAGGATTTAGTGCTTACAACTACAGCACAAAATTAGGAACAGCGAATCTTTATACAGCACCAACAGGTGATAGTGCTTATGATTTCCATGCTACAAATTGGAAAATTTTAACTTACAATGCTGGACCAAATGCTCCAACATCATTAACAACAAACGGTAGATTATGGTACAGTTCAATTGTTGACGAAGTTGACATGTTGGTACACGATGGAACTACTTGGAAAGGTTACGCAAACGTATACTCTTCAGCAGATCCAGCAGGTCCAATAGTAAGTGCTACAGAACCTACACAACAATCAGATACTACACCATTGGTAACAGGTGATCTTTGGATTAGTACAGCAGACTTAGAAAGCTATCCAGAAGTTTACAAATACAACGCAGATCTTCAAAAATGGCTTGCTGTAGATGAAGGTGATCAAACTACTGAAGATGGTATTTTATTTGCTGATGCTAGATATGGAACAACTGGTGGAACAAACGGAACAAATGGAGAAGCACCTAAAGGAACTATTGCTGAATTATTAGTAAGTGACTTTTTAGACTTTGATGCTCCGGATCCAGCACTTTATCCAAAAGGCATGTTGTTATGGAACTTACGTAGAAGCGGATTCAATGTTAAAAAATTCGTTAGAAACTATGTAGACTTAACAGCTAAAAACGTTAGAAAAAATGACGAGAGCATGGCTACTTATTATCCACACAGATGGGTAACTGAGTCAGCTAACCAACCAAACGGTAAAGGTAGCTTTGGTCGTAAAGCACAACGTAAAGTTGTAATACAAGCATTACAATCACTAGTTAATAGTAACCAAGAGATTAGAGACGATGAATCAAGACTATTCAACGTAATGGCTACTCCAGGTTATCCAGAACTAATAGGTGAAATGATTTCACTTAACAATGATAGAGGCTTAACAGCATTTATTATTGGTGACTCACCATTTAGATTAAAATCAGATGGAACAACTTTAAACAACTGGGGTAATAATACTGCTCTTGCTGTTGAAGATAACGACGATGGACTTGTTTCAAGAGATGAATACTTAGGAGTATTTTATCCTAGCTTATTCACAAGTGACAATGCCGGAAATAATGTTGTTGTTCCACCAAGTCATGCTATAATGAGAACTTTTGCATTAAGTGATCAAGTATCGTTTCCATGGTTTGCTCCAGCAGGAACAAGACGCGGTGGCATTACAAACGCTAGTGCGGCAGGATTTGTTGATGCTGAAGGAGAATTTAAATCAATAGCATTGAACGAAGGTCAAAGAGATACATTGTATTCTTTAAACATCAATCCAATTACGTTCTTAACAGGAGCAGGATTAGTTAACTTCGGACAAAAAACTAGAGCAAGAAATGCTAGTGCGTTAGATAGAATCAACGTAGCACGTTTAGTAATTTACTTGAGATCACAACTTAAGAAACTTGCTAAGCCTTACATCTTTGAACCTAATGATAAGATTACACGTGATGAGATCAAGGCACAAGTTGATAGTTTAATGTTAGAACTTGTTTCACAAAGAGCATTATATGACTTCCTAGTTGTGTGTGATGAATCAAACAACACACCATCTAGAATTGATAGAAATGAACTTTATGTAGATATAGCTATAGAGCCAGTAAAAGCAGTGGAGTTTATATACATTCCATTGAGACTTAAAAATACAGGTGAAATAGCAGGACTATAATATGATAAATAAAAGTAATAGGAGCATATAGAATGGCAATTTCAACACTTTCAAAGTTAACAGTACCCTTAGATAGTAACGCGAGTGCATCTAACCAAGGGTTATTGATGCCAAAATTAGCATACCGTTTTAGGGTATCGCTAGAAAATTTTGGAGTATCAAGTCCAACAACTGAATTAACAAAACAGGTAATGGACATAACTAGACCAAACGTAAGTTTCGATCAAATGACTGTTGACATTTACAACTCAAGAGTATACCTAGCAGGTAAACATACTTGGGAGCCTATTACTTTAACTTTACGTGAAGATGTAAGCAACAACGTACAAAAATTTGTCGGTGAACAATTACAGAAACAGTTAGACTTCTTTGAAATGTCAAGTGCGGCGTCAGGAAGCGATTACAAATTCGTTACCAGAATGGAAATACTCGATGGTGGTAACGGTGCTAATGCTCCATCAGTACTAGAGACATTTGAACTATACGGATGTTATGTTGAGAGTGCTAACTATAATACATTAAACTATGCTGAATCAGCACCAGTTACTGTTACACTTACAATTAGATACGACAATGCTATACAAACACCACAAGGTACAGGTATAGGAACAGCAATTGGTAGAACAGTTAACACAGCTATTACAGGCGGTGGAAACGGTTAATATTTAATTTAAAAAAGTATTCAAAAAAGGGCCTTCCGGGGCCCTTTTTTTATGACCTAAAACTAAATATCTACAAGTAGCAAAAAAAATTCTAAAGGAGATTCCATTGAGTAACAGATTTCATTTAGCCATTGAAGGTGGCGACTTATCTATCACTGTGCCTTGGTACCAGGAAGTACTAGGTTGTGAGTTGGATATGGCAGAAGAAGGAAAATGGCAGGACATTGATTTTTGGGGTAACGAGTTGACTCTACATTCAACAACCCCTAGACAAAGTAAAGGTCCTGAAAGAGAAAGACATAGTGTCGATATGGGAGAAGTTTGTGTTCCACATTTTGGCATACATTTAGCATATGATGACTTCCATGTTGTAAAAGAAAAAGTATTAGCTAATGGTGGCTTTTTAGATTCGCCGTATATAAGATTTGAGAACACTGAATACCAACAAGAAACATTTTTTGTAGAAGATCCTAATTTCAATGTACTTGAAATCAAATCTATGGCTAAAGATAATGAAGAAATAGACGTATTTGGCGTAGGTTGCTGATCTTATTAAATACATAGTTAATTCTATAAGATAAATATTAGTATGGCAAACTTTTTAAATGGTTTTTTAGATAATATAGCATCAGGGGCGTTGAACCCAAAAGGTAACCTAGCGGATTATCAACATGGTGCTAGACTATACGTTGATGATAGTCATAGACTTTCGCCTAAAGTAAAATTTCTTTATCATGTATCAATAGATATAAACAGAGAAGCGGCTTCTGTAATACCGCAACTTGCACAAAAACATATTAACGAACTAAACATGCTTGTTAAATCAGTTGACCTTCCTCGTTATAATGTGCAGGTGGACGTAAAACATCAATACAATAGAAAAAGAGTTGTACAAAAAAGAATAGATTATCAACCTATTACAGTTACATTTCATGATGATGCTTTTGGTGTAACAACTGCTATGTGGGAAGCCTACTATAGATACTATTTTCGAGATGGACAATATTCAAAGGTAATGCCAGCAGGAGCACCAGATCCAACAATCAAAGAATATCATAATCATGCCGCATACAATAGAGGTCAAGCATACGGCGATAAAATGTATAGATACGGTTTTGACAACGATAGTTTTGCTCCTTTCTTTAACAATATTACGATATATCAATTGTCAAGAAAAAGATATACAGCAATGACACTTATTAATCCAATTATTTCAAGTTGGTCGCATGATACTATGGATAACAGTGATGGCCAAACTCCTGTTGCTAACCAAATGGTTTTAGAATATGAAACAGTTCATTACAGTAGAGGTCCAGTTGGTAAAGCAGGTCCTAAGGGATTTGGTGTAGAACATTATGATAAAAGTCCTAGTCCTAATTCTTTATCAGGAGGAGGCGCTTCTAGTTTATTAGGTGCTGGTGGTGTGTTAGCAGGAGCAGGTTCTGTACTTGCTGATATACAAGGCGGTACTGTTGATTTTGGAACGGTATTACGTGCGGCAAACTCAGCTCAAAACTTAGGCAACTTATCAAAGGCAGGGATAACCGGAGAATTAATAGGTGAAGGTTTAGATGCCATTGGTCAAGCATCA